CTCCGGCAAAATGTTCGACTATTCCGGCACGGCAAATGACGGCGCTGTTTTTGCCGGTTCGGTACAGATTGTTGATGATATAGAGCTCTCTTTCAAGGAAGGAACGGCAACCATTTCCTTACAAGGAAAGATTGAAAAACAGGGGATTTAATTACACGGCAGTGTATTTAAATATATTATTTTTTTTAAAGGTGAGGTGTACAGATGGGAAAAGAAGTAAAGATTGACAGAGAAACGGCAGTTGCCGAGTTTGAACGGTTTTGTGAAGCAAACGAAATCGATTATGACGAAAGCGCAATGACGACAGAAGATATCGAGGCGTTTAAGCCGTTAAAAGAACGCTTTATAAAAGGGTGTATGAACGGACGGGTTGAGGTAGACGGAAGAAATATCCAATATACTGTTTCGTCTTTGTCTGACAATGCTGCAGGAGATGTTGTAACAATAAAACGTCCGACGGGACATGCGTTTGTGGCGATGGATAATTACAATGATAAACAGTCTGTACATAAATTGCAGGGATTTGTTTCGGCAATGACGGGAAAAGAAGTGAAGTATTTTTCAAAAATCGATATATCAGACTGGCTTTTTTTTAGGGATATTGCAACGCTTTTTTTATCCGTTTAGTTTCCGTATGTGCAATTGACGGAAGGGAAAAAACTGTGTTGGGCGTAGGTGGTATTCAGTTGCAGATTTTACAAATTTGCATGGATTATCATGTGCTTCCTGATTTGGAAAAAATAACAGTCGGTCAAATTCATTTTTTTTATAAGGCGCGAATAAAAGAACTTTGTAAATTGCAAAAGGATTTATAATGGCGACAAAATATGCAATCGAGACAGTCTATAAGCTCATTGATAATATCACAATGCCTTTAGATAAAATCGGGGTCAAAGGAAAGACTGTTGGTCGCGCATTAAAAAATGAATTTACAAAGACCGAACAACAGCTTGCAAATGTCGGTACGAAATTAAAAAGTTTTGCAAAGGGAGCGGCTCTTGCAGGAATTGCGCTTGTTGGCGTCGGAATCGGCGTCGCTACAAAGCAATTCATTGATTATGATGCGGCCGTTACAGGGGCAACCGCTAAATTTAAAGATTTAGACATAACATCAGTCGATTACAAAGATAATTTGAAGGCGGTCGGTAAGGTTGCCCGTGATGTCGCGGCTATTACCGAATTTAATGCGGTCGATACGGCAGGAGCATTAGATAAAATGGCAATGGCGGGTTTAACGAGTAAGCAATCTATGGCATTGCTTGCAGGGACGACCAATCTTGCGACTGCAGCAGGAGCTGATTTAACGACAGCGGTTGATATAGCTACCGATGCACTCGGAGCGTTTGGACTGATGACGGAAGATGAGAAAGCTCTTGAAGGAAATTTAAACCGATTGTCTGACGTGATGGCTAAGACAACGAATATGTTTAATACGGATATTAGCGGATTTTTTGAATCGGCAAAAATGGGTGCTGCTACGTTTACGTCAACAGGGCAGTCTCTGGAAGATTTTTCTGCAATGGTTGGTGTTATGGCGTCAAGCGGTATTAAAGGGTCTGAATCAGGAACACAGTTGCGTAATATGATGTTGTCTTTAGCGTCGCCTTCTAAAACAGCTGCGATGGCGCTAGATAGGATGGGGATAAAGACAACAGATGCGCAAGGTAACTTTTTAAATATTATTGATATATTAGCGCAGTTTGAAAAAGGAATGAAGGGGATGGGCGATGCCGAAAAAGCAGCCGCCCTTACCGATATTTTTGGAAAGCGCACGGTAACAGGGGTAACTCTTTTGCTTGCCGAAGGAACGGAAGGATTAAAAAGATATTCAAAAGAATTACAAAATGCAGGAGGGACGGCAGCTAATGTCGCGGCCGCTATGCGTGGATCGTTGGCGAATAGGATTGAAGTTTTAAAATCTGCCTTAACTGAACTGGGTTTTAAGTTTGTAGATGCTTTTGCCGCTAAGGGTGGAAAAGCTATTGAAAATCTTACGGCGACGATAACGAATTTTGATCCGGCGTCAATTATTGATTTTTTGACAGCTGCGTTTACGGTCATCTCGAAAATAGTTGGGGTTTTGTGGAAAATGCGGATTATAATTATATCGCTTGCTATTGCCTGGGGTGTTTATAAATTGGCTATGATTGCTGCTGTTGTTATATCAAACATAATGGGAATGGTGCAGGCGGTGCAGGCACTTATGTCAGCGCAGCAGGGTATGAATGTGGTGCAGGCGATTTTTAATGTACTGCTTACGGCGAATCCTGTTGGTGTCATTATTGTTGCGATCGCAGCATTGATAGCGATTATTATCCTCTGTGTAAAACATTGGGATGATATTACGGCGGCGATGGCTAGGTGTTGGGATTGGGTAAAGAAAAATCAAGAAGCGGTACTCGGTATAATTGCTGTATTCACGGGGCCGTTCGGGTTTATTATTTCGATTGTTCGGGAATTTTGGAATGAATGGGATAGGATTACACAGGCCTTTACCAATGGCGGTATTATTGCCGGATTAAAACAAATAGGTGCGACGATTTTATCAGCCTTGCTTGCGCCTTTACAGGGTGTGTTTGAGCTTTTAGGAAAAATTCCGGGCGTTGGAAAACATTTTGAAAATTTTGCAACAAATATAGAAAGTTTTAGAAATCAGATAAAAGGAATAGACGATTCAACTGCTAATATTTCTACAAGTAAAATGGACGGTGGTATTTCGGATGGTATACGGCCGGCTGTTGCTCCTGTCTCGGCAGCTCAGCAGGTTGCCTATTATTCGCGGCAAGACAGCTATCAACATGCAGAAATTTCGGTACGTGCAGAGCAGGGTACGCAGGCGCGTATTTCAAAACCGCCTAAGTCGCCTTCGTTTAATCTTGTTGCTTCGGGAAGTTATTAGGGATTGTGTTTATGGAATGGGAAAAAAGAATAACCGAAGCAAAATATACCGCGCCATCCGGCAAGGAAGTATCGTTTCTATTCGGCAGTGTTTCTAAAGAAACGGATTTAAAAACAGGGCTTTTTACTTTTCCCGATAAAGACAGTGCGCACGTGCAACATCAGGGCGCCGGTGCAACGAGTTTTCCGCTTACCTGTATTTTTAACGGTTCCGATTGTATGGAGCAGGCTGATAGTTTTGAAGCATTGTTGTTTGAACGAGGTGTCGGAGAATTGCAGCATCCGGTATACGGTATTCATAAAGTAGTGCCGCATGGAAAAATAAAACGGGTTGATGATTTGCTTTCCGGTCTCAATGAATCGGTTGTTGAAGTTACGTTTGTAAAAATTATTACCGATGATATCATTCCAAAACTTGAAACAGTTGCGGCTGCAGAAATTGAAGAAAAGTATGAAGCGTTTTCGGATGCTACGTGTGAAGATTTTGCGCGCGGTGTTTCCGCCGGTACGATTGATGATGAGCTACGGGAAAAGTCGGTTTTAAATACGCAAACAGAACAGATAAAAAGTACAATGGAACCGCTGATAAGCTCACATGCCGGAAGTTATGGCGATTTTTTAACAACCGTTGCAGAATTAAAAAATGCGGTTAATACAATGTTTGATAAGGGTTCAAACGCCATTAACAAAGGACTTAATACCGCGCGCTTTACATTAAATTTAATGCGCTATCCATCGCGGGTGGTAATCAATGTTTCAGAAAAAATAAAAGGATATTCAGCGTTAATTGCTAAGCTGATAAATCAGTTTAAGCATGATCCATTCGGTACACGTAATATTGCAAATGCTATTATAACAGCCCGCTTATCGCTAAGCGCTGCGGCTGCTTCCGTTGCTTCCGGTGTTGCGCTACAGATTGCCGAAGGTTCAGCGCAAAAGGATGCGGCCGCTATTCAGGTTTCGCGGGAAGAGGCGGTATATGCAGCGGAAGCTATTATCAATCTTTTTGAGCTCGTAAAAAATTTTGATGATACAAAAGTTAAGTCGAATGCGTTTGTTGATGTGAATAACGAAACCGCTTTTTTATTATCCGATGTTGTTTATAAAAGTGCAGCGCTTATTATCAATAGTTCGTTTTCGCTTCCGATGCGCCGTACTATTGTGCTTGACCGAGATCGGCAACTTATAGAATTGAGCGCCGAATTATACGGTTCCGTTGATTATATGGATGAGCTTATTTTTGAAAACAAGCTCACGGCTGATGAAATTATTGTATTGCCGATGGGCAAGGAGATTACCTATTATGTCAAAAGTGCATAAGGTAGTTTCAGGCGATACGCTTGGTTCAATCGCAATAAAATATTTAGGATCGTTCAATAAATGGCATGATATTGTATTGGCTAATCCGCAACTTACCGACAGAAAAACAGCTATAGACGGTTCTCCGTTGATTTTTCCCGGCGATCTATTGATTATTCCCGTAAAAGAAAAAAAAGCGGCAGGCGTTAAAACAACGATTGAAGTTGCAGACGGCGAACAGGATGTTGCGATTGTTATTGGAGGTAAAAAGTTCGTTGGTTTTACCGGCTATGAATTAAATTTGTCGTTTGACTCACTTGACACCTTTTCTTTTTCTGCGCCGTATGATAATTCCTTGAAAGATTTGCAGGAAGCGATTGAGCCGTTTAGTTTTAAATCATGTGAGATTTATTATCAGGGTACGCTTGTCTTTAACGGTAGGCTCTTAACGCCTGATCCGAAGTTAGAAGATGTTTCGTCAGAAATAACGCTGCAGGGTTATCCCTTGTGCGGCGTATTGAACGATTGTAATGTACCTCCTGCAAAATATCCGGCGCAATATAAAGGACTGACGGTGAAACAGATTGCCGACGAATTAGCGCAAGCGTATAGCGTTGAAGTCGGAATACAAGGAAATGCAGGAGCTTCTTTTGAAAAGGTTACCTGTGAACCGTCTGAGAGTATTTTGTCATTTTTAACGAAACTCTTAAAACAACGGGATTTGCTTTTTACCAATGATGAAAAAGGGAATTTGCTTTTCTTTACTGCAAAAGAACAAAAAGCTGCTATATCGTTTATTGAAGGGGAAGCGCCGCTTTTATCAATAACGCCGAAGTTTAATGCGCAAGGCTTTTATAGTCATCTTACCGGCTTTACTAAAACTGATAAAGAAAATGACAGTCTTTCGTACACGTTTAAAAATAAGTACTTAATCAATAAGGGGGTTATGCGTTATAAATCAATGATAATTGACGATGCAAAAACGCAGAGCGATTTAGAAAAAGCAGTGAATACGCAAGCTGGAAAGATGTTTGCCGATTGTGTTTTGTATGAATTAACTTGTGAAGGACATATTTTAATCGATAATCGGTTGTGTAAAAAAGGATTGTGCGTTTGCGTCAAGGCACCGAAGGCGATGATACGCCGGGAAACAAATTTTATCGCACGTAATATAAAAATGATACGAACCGGAGATCAAAAAACAACGCAGCTCTCTTTAGTCTTGCCCGGCTCTTATACCGGAAAAATTCCAGAGGTGATGCCGTGGGAATAATCGGCAAGGTGCTAAAGGCAGTCAGCGATACGTTTACCGCTCTTACCGTCGAAACGCGAAAGGGTTTTAGCGAAGAGCCGCTTTTATATTCTGCGGCCGGTGATGATTCTGTTCCATGCAAAGGCGATAGGGTTTTGTTGGTACAGGCTGGGGGTACCGGTGAACAGGTGGTTGCGGGTGTTTTGAATAAATCACAGGGAGCAAAGAGCGGGGAGAAGATTTTATTTGCTCGTGATAAAAATGGAATAATTGTTGCAATAATTAAAATGCTTAATTCCGGTAATATCGAAATTGAAACAGATGGCGATTGCAAGATAAAAACGAAAGGAAAGACAGAAATCAGCGGCAGTGATTACGGCGGGCTTATTAAGATTGAAGAACTGAAAATGCAGCTCCAAAAAAATACGGCAATTCTTAACGGGCTGCTCGGAGTGTTGAAAGCCCCTGTTACAGAACCGGGAAATGGCAGCCCGTCTGCATTTCAGGCAGCGCTGTTTGGTGCAATTGGAACAATGCAAACGGGGGATTTTTCAAATATTGAAAATAAGAAAGTGGTACACGGGGGCGGTTAGTGAGCGATTTTGCAGGCGACGTTCTTTTGATTGAAACGCCGGACGGGGGCGATATTGTGCTTGAAAGCGGTCTTGTAAAACCGTGCAAAGACTTTTCAACGGCCGTCTATCTTTCTCTTTTCGGCGGTAACAAAGATGATGCCGGTACGGTTAAAAACCGATGTACGTGGTGGGCGAATACGCTTAAAGAAACACCGGAAAGTGAAAAGGTGGTTTCGCGGTTTCAGGCGGTGATTGCTGGGTTGCCTTTGAGCATTAAAAATATACGGAAAGCAGAAACGGCGGCCGTGCTTGATTTGGAATGGTTAAAGAGCGGTGGTGTGGCAGATGAAATTATTGCGGACGGAAAAACAAAAGATAAGAATACGTTTATACTAAACATTGAAGTAAAGAACAAGGGACAACAGCTCTATCAAAAAGAGTTTGCCTTGTTGTGGAGGCATGGAATAGATGGCGTATAAAAACAAAACGATTGAAGAAGTACAACAGCTTTTAATCCGCTCTTTTGAGCATGAATTTAATACGCAATTACGGATTCTGCCTAAATCTTTTATTAAGATTTTATGCAAAGTGTTTGCGGGTGTTTTTATCGTTGTATATAAATTAGTCGGCTGGTATTTTTTACAAATGTTTCCGGAAACGGCTGATTGGAAAGAAGTTACGATTTTAGGAGTACGGCTCAGTCCGCTTGTTAAGTTAGGCGTTTTGTTTGGTGTCGGTGAGCCACTGGCGGGTGTGCAGTGGCGGGGTGTAATAACTATTGATGTTTTAACGCAGGGGAGTGTTCTGTATTCCGGTACACAGTTAAAAAGCAGTGTAACAGGAAAACTCTATATAGTGGAAGAAACGAAAGCCCTATTGCAGACAAAAGAAACCGTTTCGGTTGTTTGCACAGAAATAGGCACGGTTGGAAATCTTGAAAAAAATGATACGCTTAATTTTGTTAATCCGTATGGCTTTATAAAGACGGAAGCGGTTGTTTCGGATGTTGCAAGAGTAGGGTTGGATAACGAACGTGAATCAAGTTACCGCAACAGGGTTATTAACCGGTTTCGGTTGCAGCCGCAGGGCGGTGCGTTAGCAGACTACCGGATTTGGGCATCGGAAGTTCCGGGGGTATTGAATGTATATCCATACAATGACAAGGAGCAGCCGGGCGGAGTGCTGCTTTATGTGTCCGGTATTTCTGATGTATATGTCGATCGTGTTCCTGATAAAGGCTTATTAAAAAAAGTCGGTGAGGCATGTACGTATGATCCTCAAACAGGCAGAGCGACACGGAAACCTTTAACGGCAATGCTCGATCCAAAAAATGACGGTTCATATTCAAATGTAAAACCGGTTAGCGTTGCGGTCTTTGATGTTGTAATTACCGGCGTATCAGGAATTGCCCCTGCAGATTTTGCGCAGGTGGTAAAGCCCTCATTACAAAATTATTTTTTAGATAGAGACCTGTACATACGAGGTCTTTCCGATGATAACAATCGGACAAATGTTATTTCAAAAAATCATGTTATAACGGTTGTTAATCAAATAGCGGTATCTGTCAAGGCGATATTTGAAACCGCGGAGATACGGAAAGATGGAAAGGTTGCGCCGTTGTATACTCTTGATAACGGTGAATTAGCAAGGCTTGGCGCTTTAGCGATAGATGGAGTGCAGTATTGAGCGTTTTTTTTGATGCGATAAAATTGTTGTTTCCCCGATCGAGAGCTTTTAATTTTACAATAGAAAGTAACAAGCGAAAGTTGATAAAAGCGATTGCTGTTTTGCCGGAAGATATACGGCATGAGATGGAACGGGTATATTTTGACATGTTTCCCGAAACAAGTCGTTGTATTGATGATTGGGAAAAGGTTTTTGCCGTTGTTTTCTCAAGTAAAGAATTAGCAAAACAGCGGAATGTTCTTGCTGCTTTGTGGCGGATAAATAAAGGTGAGCAATCTGCATTATTTCTCGAAAGTATGTTAAGGAACATCGATGCAAATATTTTAGTTGTTGAAAATACACCGGTAAGCAATCCGCGCCAGCGGAGTATTACGAATGTTGCCGTGTGCGGAAATAAAAAACTGTGTTGTAAAAATGCAAAAGCTGTATGTGGTTATAGAATTGGAGATGAAGGTTTTTCACCTACAATTTTACGGAACGATGTTTCTGAGCTGTACTCAATTAAAAATGATCGACGGTTTTGGGTATATTGCTATTTTATTTGTAAGAGTGTTGTTCGCAATAACAAAAATGAAATTCTTTATATTGAAAAATTGCAAATAAAAAAAGAATTTAGAAATTATATAGAATATTTAATCTTAAAAATTAAACCGGTACATACGGTTGCTGTAATGTTTATAGAATGGGTATAGATAAGGAGAAATATAAAGTAAAGGTGGGTGTTATTAAATGATAAAGA